AAAGAATATGCTAAAGCAGCAGCAGAATATTTAGATAATGATGAATATAGATACGCTAGACAACGAGGTAAGCCGGGTATTCGACCTAGAATGGAAGCTGTTGCAAATGCTTTACTAGAATTAGATAAAGAAACATATCCTGAAAAATATGAAAACCAAAACAATGATAGTTTGTTAAGTCGAGTAACTGATATTTTTAATTAAAAATTATGGCAATTGATTTCTATAAATTTATAGATGATATAAATAAAGAGCCTGATCCTAGTCCCTTATTTAGTCCTGAAACTCCTCCTGTTGAGGATGTATCTTATAACTATACAAAAGATATTAAGTCAGATTACTATCAAGATTCTAGAACTCCGAACAGTCCTTTACCTGCAGCATACAGTTTAAGTGAACTAGAAAGAAACCCTGAGTTTTCTTTTCGTTCTAAACGTTTTTTAAATGGTATTGGTAGAAACGAAAACATATTTGAGTATTTAAGAGATGCAGATTTTAGTTTAAGTTCAGCTATAACTAGGTCTTTTGAAGTTGGTGATTGGAATGATCAAGAAAAACAAGATTATTTATATTTAAGAAGTAGCTTTAACAATGCTCACCTAGAAGGTTTTAAAGAAAGATTTAATTTAGTTAAAGATGTTGGAGGAGATATTCTTGGAGACCCTTTTAACTACCTAGCTGCTTTGTTTGCTATTCCAACATTAGGTGGTAGTCTTGCAGGTAGAGCTGCATTAGGCAAAGCTGCTGAAGTAGGTGTAAAAAAATATACAACTTCTCAACTAGCAAAACGTGGAGCACTTCTAGGTGCTGCTGAAGGAGCTGCTTTTTCTGGACCACATGAATATTATTTACAAGATATAGATGTAAACTTAGGAGCACGAGATAGTATTGATTTATCTTTAGTAGGTAAAGTAGGTCTTATGGGTGCTGGTTTTGGTGGTCTAATTGGTGGTGGTATTGGTGGTATTACTGGTCTTTATGGTAAACGCTTTGATAAAAAAGAGTTTAAAAGTTCTAATGAAGAACTTATAGATAAACAAGGTACAGGTAAAACTGTTAGAGACGAAGTTGTAGATCAATCAGAAACAGAAAGAAGTTTAGCAAACAGCTCTCAAGATATGCTTTATAAAATTTTTGCTAACACGACAGGTAAACCTACAACATGGTTCTTAGGATATGTAAATAAATCACCAACACTTAAAAAGTTTTTAGAAAATTTAAGATATGATTACGATACAACTTTAACAAGCACTGGACGAAAAGGAGCTAAAGGAGAAACTTATGGAGAGTTTGAAGGTAATTTAAATTCTAAACTTCAATATGGATTACAAAAAAGTTTAAATCTTTTATACGGTGCTGAGAATGGACTGAATAGATTAGGACCTAAAGCCAACGCAGATTTATTAAGGTTGTTACAAGACCCGACTATTACCCCATCAAATGTCGTTTCAAAAGGTGCTCAGTATTCTGAAGAAACTATTAGAGCATACATTGGAGTTCGTCAAACTTTAGATACAGCTTTTAAACAAGCTGCTGAAGCTGGTTTGTTTGGAGCAGGTGTAGCTCTAAAACCCGGATATTTTCCTAGACATTTTTTATATGATCAAGTTCAAAAGAAAAGAGGGAAACTAGAAAAACTTATTATTGATGCAGGTCATGCTGATCCTTTAAATAATCCTGACGTTTTTAAATTTGTAGATCAAGAAACTGATTTAGTTCGTAGAGGTATTTTAGAAGATGCAAAAGGAACTGATCAAAAAATTTATGATAGAGATTTTTTACAAGAAGCTGGTGGTAATTTAGAAGAAGCTAAAAAATTAAAAGCTAAACAAGTTGTAGATGATATGTTAGAATATCGTTGGCTTCCTTTTGAATTAAGATCAGCTAGAAAAAATAGTAGTAGTGGTTTTTTACAAGAAAGACGTTTTAGAAATATTTCTGACGTAGACTTAAGTGAATTTTTAGAAGGTGATGTTCAAAATACGTTAGAAGATTACTTTACTAATGTTAGTCGATCTATTGCTAGAGCAAAATTTTTTGGTAGAAACTCTGAAGAGTTTTTTAAAAACTTTCAAGACCCTATACGTAAAGAACTACAAGCTGCTGGTTTAACAGACGAAGTTTTACTTACTAAAATTGATAAACAAATTAAAAAAACTCATGACATTGTAACTGGTAGAGAAACGTATACTAAAAGTTCTTTAAGAACAAATCCAATTTTACGTAATAGTGCTGATTGGGGTAAAGTTATACAGCAAATGGCTCACTTACCCATAGCTACATTGTCTAGTGTAACTGAACCACTATTACTTTTACAACGAGCAGGTTTAGATGATGCTCCAAAAGTTTTAAAAGATATTGCAAAAGGTATTATTGAAGAAACTAACAATACAGTTAATAGATCAGGTAGAGGTATTACAGTTGCAGCAGGTCAAAAACCTGCCCTAATAAAAAGTTTAGGAGAAACTCCAAGTATAAAAGACTTTCAAAGTGGAGCAAGTATTTTTGATACTGTTGATGATGATGTCTGGGGAGAAATGTATCAAGCTGGTTTAGCATTAGAACAATCTGTATTAGATAGAATAGAAGGATTAGCTGGAGAAGGTGTAGAAAATACGTGGGCTAAACGAACTCAAAATATTTTCTTTAAAGCTAATTTATTAACACAGTGGACAAGAGCTGTACAGTTAGCTTCGTTTACAACCGGTAAAAGATTAATTGTTAAAAATGCAAGACAATTAGCTACAGGTAAAACAGACTTAGGTCGTAAGTTAACTAAAGGAAATAAAGAATATTTAACTCAACAATTAAATGATTTAAATATAGAAGCTGATGAAGCTATTGCTTTTTATAAAAATTCTTTAAAAGACGGACAGTATGATTTAAGTGTAGCAAGAAAGAATGATTTTTACAATGACAAGTTAGTTAAAGGGGCTGCAAGATTTACTAGAGAAATTATTTTAAATCCAAGTTCAGCACAGGCTAATAGACCTTTATGGTTTTCTCATCCTGCTGCTCAAATTTTAATTCAGTTTGCTGGGTATCCTACAGTGTTTAACAATACTATTCTTAAAAAATTCTTTAATGAATCAGTTAATAGTCCACTACAGGTTATGCCAAAAGTACTACCAACTGTTTTGTTAATGACATCCGTAGCTCACTTAGGTAATACAATTAGAAGTAATGGTGCTAATTTAAAAGACTATGAAACCGGTGGTTATAAAAGTGAGGGTGAGTTGTTAGCTGAAGGTATTAGAAGATGGGGTGGGTTTGGTCCGTTTGATTATGCATCAAGATGGAACAATGAATACGATAGAAACGTTGGAGGTTTTACAGCTACAGCTAAAGCTTTTGCTGGTCCTTTACCTCAAGATGCTATTGATGCAATTCTTTATAGGAAAGGATTAGCTGAAGTAGGAGCAACTAACTTACCCGGCTATGGAGCTTATGATATTTTATTTGGTGAAGGGACTAAAAAAGAAATTAGAAGAATTGCTAGGGGTAGTGATCCTGAAACATTAACAAGTGCCCAAGCTAAAAAAGTAGGTAGTTATGCAAAAGGTGGTATAGTCACAAACGTACCTAATGTTATTGACGAACCTGATGAAAGAAAAGATAGAATGACTGGTGTTCCATACGATGAACAAGCAGGTGTTATACTAGAAGATGAGGAAGAACGATGAACATCGAACAATGCAAAGCAGAAATTAAAAGACACGAAGGCGAAGTCTTAGAAATTTATATGGATAGTTTAGGCTATAAAACTCTAGGAGTTGGTCATTTATGTCAACCTAATGACCCTGAATATTCTTGGGAAGTTGGTACATCTGTATCACAAAAAGTAGTTGATATGTATTACGAAGATGATTTTGATAAACATTACAAAGAAGCTATACATGTGTTTGGTAGTCAAGAAGATTTTTATAAATTACCTGAAAAAATACAGCACGTGTTAGTTAATATGTGTTTTAATTTAGGTGGTTCAAGACTTTCAAAGTTTAGAAATATGTTACAGGCTTGTAGAGAACATAACTGGGATAGAATGGCTGCAGAAATGCAAAACAGTCGATGGTTTAATCAAGTAGGTAGACGTAGCATTGAGCTACAGCAGGTTGTCCTTGATCAATAATGTTACTTTATACAGAAAAGCAATTAGATGTTGCATATCGAATAGACTGTAAAGCTCGTACAAAATGTAACGAAGCTTGGGTTCAACGTGAAGACTTTAGACCTTTATACGAAGACCTTTTAGAATCTTATATGATTGCTTACAGTGAAGATGATATTTTAGGTACAGATATACCTGAATATCTTATAGACTCTGTAAATGAATTACTTGAATCAACTTTAACACTGGATAAATAATATGTTCCCCTTTGAAATTATAACTATGCTAGGCTCTACTTTAATTAGTAGTTTGTTAAGTCTGTGGTCACAGAGATTAAAGGCTAAACAAGATGAGCAGAAGATGTTGATTACTCGTGGCGAGTTTCAACTTAAAGCTGTAGATGCTGCACGGAATGTAGATAACGCAGGGTTTCAATGGACAAGACGTATCATTGCACTCTCGTCAATCTTTGCAATCGTTATACTACCTAAACTAGTAGCAGTATATTATCCTGATGTTGATGTAACAGTAGGATATACTTTATTTCATCCGGGTTTTCTTTTCTTTACAGACGGAAGAGAAGTATTTGAATGGATAACATTTCAAGGCTTGGTAATAACACAACTAGATACAAACCTTGTATCAGCAATCATAGGTATGTACTTCGGTGGCAGCTTAGTTAAAAAATAGGATAAGAAAATGAGTAATGGAGGGTACCCACCTCATGGTGGTTTTAGTGGAGACATGGACAGGAATGAGGTCGAGATTGACCTACAAAAATTCATGGCTTTGCTTCAAGAGAAGTCAGAACTAAAAGAACGTATAAGAGAACTAGAAGATATTAAAAATGATAATCCTTATCAAAAATTAATATTTGTAGCACAAGCTGTAGATAGCTGGAGAATTATACCTCGTGCTTTCTTAAGTGTGTACATGTATTTATTATATTATACAACATTTTGGTTCATGGGATTAGAAGACCCAACCATGCAACAATCAGGGTTAATATCAGTAGTAGTAGGGGCAGGAGCAGCTTGGTTTGGTCTCTATACAAATTCATCTAAGTCTAAAGGAGACTTTTCAAAAGGAGGACAGTAGTGACAAGGCGTACATTAAATCAAAATTTTTTTGGACCTTTAATTGTATTGGGAATGTTAGCAGTTTCATTTGGGCTAAGTGCCGACCCAACAGGAGACTGTACATCCGGTACGCAGTATTGTGAAGACAACGGTTTGACTACTATTAATACTACGGTTACGACCAATACCAACACAAACAATAATACTAATAGTAATACCAATACAAACACTAATACTAATAACAATACAAATGTAAATAGTAACACTAACAATAATACTAATGTCAATACTTCAAATAATACTAACGTAAACACCTCGACATCAAATAACACTTCGACAAATACAAACAATAATAACAACGTCAACACATCTACGTCTACATCTAACTCTACTGTAAACTCTACAGTAAATCAGAACGTAAATAACAACAGTAATTCTACTAGTAACAATACAAATACTAATAACAATACTAACGTTAATCAATCTACGTCAGACTCTAATGTTACTACTGATAACACAAATACCAACAATAACAATACAAAGTCTGATAACACTAACAGAAATATTAACGAGTCTAACTCTACTCAGACTATTAATCAGAACGTAAAAAGCAAAGCACCTCCTGCTTCTGCTATAGCACCTAGTATTATGTCTTACTCTCAAGACCTCTGTACTGTA